GTTCAATCATCGACATGAAAACATCTATCTGGCCTTGCTAAAATTACTGCGTGAACAGCCGCTTTGATCGCGTTTGCTTCCTAAGACCCTGCTTTGATACCTACATCATGCCTTCAATGGCAAGCGTCCGCATGACTTCTTGACTACTCAGCGATAAAAATTCCAATCAGATCTGGGTTTTTGCAAGAGGCTCGCAGGTCGGCGGTAATGGCAATGTCGGTCAGCACCGATTGAAACTGGCTTGCACCTTTGAGCGCCGCTCCCAGCCCGGCCGCCATAGCGACTGGCGCAAACAGTTTTGCCCGTGCCGCACTAAATCGGGTCTGCGCCGCTTCGTGCGCCGCCATGGCGTTTTGCATGCGGCTTTGCTGAGCCTGCATTTTTTCAAAAGACTCGCCCAGCCTGCCCAGCCCCTTTCGATGTGTTTCGGCGGCGCTGGCCGCCTTGTGATGCGCGGCAGCAGCTTGTTGCAACTTTTGACGCCCACGCTCGACGCTGGAAGACAGTTTCGTTTGTTCGCTTTGCAACGCTTCGGCGCGGGTTTTAAGCTTTGCCAGTTCCTTGCCGTCTGCTCCGCGCATGGCGGCCTTGACGCGCAGCAATTCCTGGCTGACATGGTTCAGTTTGGCACGGCTTTTTTCCAGTTTGCTCTCAGCACCCTCAAACACCCGTAATTTGGTATCCTTGTTGTTGATCGCCGCCAGCGCATCGCCAATCTTGGCGAGTTTTTTCGGCGCACTGGCAACCGCATGCTCAAAGGACCCGGCCAGTACCGCGCTGATGCTGATACCTACGGCCAGATTACTCATTGCAAATTGCTCCTATGTCTATTCTGCAATCAAAGCCGCAACGGCTGCCAGACTGGTATGAACGGCGCTACGGCTGCCAGCAGCACTTGCGTTATGACTGGCTTTTTCACGTGTGCACACAGATTCCGGCATGGCTGTTGGTGTTGTCCGCAGGATATGGGTTGGGGCTGTGGATGCAGGCAGGAACCGTGGGCGGGGTTGTTATTGGTTTGGCGGCAGGATGGGTGCGTAATTGCATGCATGAACCTATTGACCAGTGGTGTTATGCCAAGCTGAAATGTCGCTGGCCCAAGCAGCCAATTCCGCCAGATCCATATTCAGAATTTCTGCGTACCCAAAGCCCGTCTGCACCGCGATATAAGCAGCCAGCCGCCTGACCTCGGCTACGCTTATCAGAAAAAACCGGCAAACGCCTGCTGCACCGCGCTGTAGTCGGCCATGTCCAATTCGTGCAAGGTCTCGGGCGTGACCTCGGCCAACAGCGCAATCAGCGCGATTTCTTTTTCTGCATCGGTTTTGCCCATTTTGTCCGCCGCCAGCCGGTCGCGTACCTTGGGGCGGCGCAGGTGCAACACCGATACATCTACGCCCTCGACGGTAATGGGATACTTGAGCGTGACGGCCTCACGCGGAGCCACGATACTGTCCATTACGCCTTACCCCCCTTTTTGCCGTTGCCAGAATCAGCGGGGGGGTTTGCATTGACACCGGTAGCGGCATCGTCGTCATTGGCAGCGGCATTATCCGGCGCTGCATCCACCGGCTCCAACTCGATAAATCCGCCCGCCAGCAAATACGTGGCTTGCTTGTCAGTCAGCGACAGAATCACGCCACGGTCGTAACGGGTATTGTTCTGCGCAAAGGCGCTCACGGCGCGGTAGGTTTTCACACTCATTGCAAACTCCTTAAATGGCCAAATGCTGGCGGGTGGTTTCCAGTTGGTCGGTGCCGTTGACGACGGCCTTGTAGTTCACCGGATCAATCTCGTAGACCACCGCGCCATCGTCTTCCAGTTTGTAGTAGCGCAGGCTCATAGCCAGCTTGAGCGGCATTTCCTCGCCCGGCTTCCAGGTGTCCATGTCCACGCTGGTCAAAAGCCCGCGCATAGTGACGATGACGCCTTTTTTGCTGCCGTCATCGGACACCTTGGCCCCGCGTGCGGTCAATGCCACCTGTTCGCCGGGCAGCACGCGCATCAAGTTCAAAACGTCTTTGTCAAAGGCAAAGAGCGTGGCCTCGGCTTCGAGTTTTTCAAAACGCCCCATCGGCACATCAACCTCGGCGGCCATGCCACCGGCCTGATAGCCCATCAACTTAGGCTTAATGACGGGCAGTTTCAGCTCTTTGATACGACCCGCGTAGCCGCGCCCATCCACAAACAGGTTCAGGTCGTACAGGATGTCTGCAATCATGTTGGGTTCCTTTCAGGGGGTAGGAATTTAGGCTGCGCCGAGGTTGCTGAATACTTCCTCGATGTAGTCATTGACCAAGCGCGAGCGGAAGGTGATGTGCTCTGCCGGATAAGGCGGCGTGAAATCAAAGTCGAAATACACCTTGCCCTGAGCAATCTGGTCTGGCGTGTTGAGCGCCGCATCGGCCCAGGCTCGCCCACCCAGAATCGCGCCAATGGCGATCAGATGACGCAGATAGGCGTTGACACCTTCGAGCACGTCCTGCACGTAGGTTTTGCTGATGTTGCGGTCTACCGCCCACATATGCGCACGCAACAGACTCTCATTAATCATGTCGGCGGTGCGGCGCACCGATAAAAATGCCCATTTGGGGTCACTGGCGCAAGTACGGTTGCCCCAGAGCCGGTAGCCGTCTTTTTGGATGAGGGTAGCGACCTCGTTCTCGTTCAGATAATTGGCGCGCGCGTTGGGGTCGCCCAGCACGAAATCCACCGCACGGGCAGTACCAGTAATGCCGTACATCTCGGTGTTCGACGGCGACCACCACCAGCCGCGCGTATTGTCCGAGCGTGCCAGCATGCCCGCCACGCGGGCGCTGGCCGGTTGCAAGGCTTCGCCGTTGGCCTCGGTATCCCAGACTTTGACCCAAGGGTCTACGACGTAGACGCGCGGCGAGCCGAAATTTTCGCGGTAGCTGATGGCCGCCTGGTCAGTCGTATTGGGGCCGTCTGCGATGATGACCGCACGCAGCCGGTCAGCAATCCCCAGCATTTCCGAGACCACCGCCTGATTGTGCGCAAACCCCGGCGCAATCAGGATTTTTGGCTGCACTTTTACGACGCTCTCCGCTGCCAGAAAGGCCTGCACGCCCAGATAGCGCCCGACCGAATCCACGCCGCCAATAATCGAACTTTGGGTCTGGGCCAGGGTGCTCCCTTCGGGCACACGCACGACCACCACCATTGCGCCCGCCTGATCAAAAATACCGTCCAACGCGGCGGGCAGCGTCCCCGTTGCGCCCAAACGCGCCGCTTCCAGGCGGCTGCCCGCAATCAGCACCGGGGTATCAAACGGGAAGGCTTCGTCTGCGCCGCCCGTCAAAAACCGTGCCGACGGGCTGGCGGCCATGATGCCTGCGCCGCTGGAGCCGCCCGCATGTGTCACGTTGACAAGCTGCGCCGCGTCCGTATGATCCAGCACCGCCGCCCGCACTTGCGCGGCGGTGCTGGTGACGGAACCGCCACCGTTGGTGGCAAGCGAGACGGTAATGGCACGGTCTTTGACCGATACCGACAGGGCGCTGGATGCCCCATCAGGGGCGCGCAGACGTACCGAGATTTGATTGCCAAGGCTGCCCGCCGCCTTGGCCGTAAAGGTCAAGGCCGTATTCTGGGCAGCATCGCCAAAGGTCAACGCGGCGGCGGTTTGGCTTTGCGCATCGGGTGCGGTGCCGATCACGCCAATCACGCTCGATCGCACCGTGGAAATGGGACGGGCACCGTAGTCTAGCTCGATGACTTCGACGCCGTGGAGGAACTGGTCAGGCATGGGGCTGGCTCCTGATGGTTTGGGAGGGATGCCCCATTGTGGGTGTGCGGCGTGATAACTTCCTGCGGCGGGGTTGATGATAAATAAGGTTGTTGGCATAATTGCCAGCATGCAAACCAAACCTAAAAATCGTCACAAAGCCAGACTGGTTCTACGCCGCAAAGAGTATTACCCGGACGGTGGGCTGATCGAACTGGTGGTCTGGCATGTCCCGCAACCTGTGCCACCCACGACACACGGTTTCAAATACCGCTTGGTCTATATCCGCGATGGCGTGCGAGTGGTTGGTTTTGACAACGAGCGCGGCAAGGGCGACCACATGCATTTGGACGGACAGGAACAACCCTATGCGTTTGTCAGCGTCTCCCAACTGATTGAAGACTTTATTGCGCAAGTAGATAAACGGAGGGCATCATGAGCCGAACCCTGACGATTACCGTTGAACAGGACTGGAAAAAAGACTTGCGCCGTTTTGGCGCGCTGGCACAAAAGGGTATAGACACAGGACAGTACCAAGGCGAATACCTGAACTTTGCCACGCCGGACACTTTTTTCGCCCATCTGAGCGCCAATCGCTGGCGTATCCTGACCTGCCTGCTCGATGCTGGCACATTAGGCGTACGCGAACTGGCGCGGCGCATGGGGCGCGACGTCAAGCGCGTGCATGAAGATGCGCAGGCGCTGGTGCAGCTTGGCTTGCTGGAAAAAACCGCGCAAGGTGCCTTGCACTGCCCCTACGGGCGCATCGACATTGACATGGCGCTGATGCCGCGCGCGCTTGATCGAAATCGCGACAGCTTGGATGCTCCCGTAGTCCATCCAGCCGTAGCCCGTACGCGCCGCCCGGCCAGTGGCGCAGTAGCTGCCTCAATGCGCTGAACTGGTCTCTGCGCCATCGCCCTGCTCGGTATGAGTATGGTGCTTTAAGCTGATGCCGTCTGCGGTCACGTCGCCCGATTGCACCTGCAGGGTGCCGCTAATCGCTGCCGCTGCACCGCCGCCTACGCCCGCGCCTGTGACGCTCAAGCCTGCTTGTACGGTTAAATGGCCAGTGCAGGTGGCGTGCGGCGTATCCAGCGTGACCGAGGGCGCAGTCACCGTGACCGCGCCGCCCGCTATCACCGTGACGGGCCCGGAACATTGAACATGCCATGAGCCGTCCGTGCGGTTGTGGGTGACGGTATCGCCGTTGCCGTAGTGCAGGGTGTGTAGGTTGGGCGAGGCTGCGGGTTCAGGGTGCGCGTCCGAATACAGCGCGGGCAGGACGAAAGCGCCGCCCATCAGGCCAGAGGGAGCCAGCACCACTACCTGCTCACCGATGTCCGGTGCCCACCAGTCACGGTCAAGCCCGGCGCGGCGCGTCATCCACGGCAGCCAGTCGGTATTGATACCGTCGCAGCGCACGACGACTTTGGCCGCCGTGTAGTCGGCGGCGATGACGGTACCGACGCGAATCAGGTTGGCCAAACGGCGTTCCAGTTCGGCAAACTCAAACCGCCGGTCAACGTTCATGCCTTCATCCCGTAAGCAGCTCGTAGTCATTTTCATGGCCCGCGCCAATCTTGGGGTCGATGCCGACATGGATTTCCGAGGGCGTGATGCCCGGCGGATCCAACTCGCCCAGCGCGATTTCGATGCTGAATTCCACCAGCCAGACTTTGTAGCCGTCTATCTCTGGCCGGAAGGCGTCGTCCGTGGCCTGAAGCAGCCGAATGTGGCCGTGGCCGGGAATAGGGCGACGGATTTCGTGCAGCGCCACCGCCACGCGGGCAGCGAGCGCGCGCACCAACAAATCGGCACGCGCGTGGTTCGGGTCTACCAGCACCCGCGCTTGCCAACGCACATCGGCCAGCAAGCGCGTATCCCCGGCTTCTTGCAAGGGTTCGATGCTGTCGATTTCCAGATACACGGCGGGCACGCGCAAAGACCGCTGGGTAGCCTGCGGCGCGTCTGCCGTGATGACGGGAATGTCGGGCAGGGCAGCCCGCAGTTTTGCCACCAACGCATCGGCGCAATCAATCAAGGTGGTCATGCGCGCCTACCGAGTTTGGACAGTTCAAAGCGTATCTCTTGCTGCAAGATGCGCATCAGGTGTGCATCGGCGCGGGCTGCGGCTTGGCGCATTACCACGTCCCCAGTCTCTTCGATTTCCAGTTTGACGAGCTCCAGCGGAAAGCGCTCGCGGCCCGTTCGCCGGTACAGGCCATTGCCAAATTTGGCAATGGGAAAGGCGTTTTTGAAGAAATGTTTGCCCACCTGTGCGCCGCCCGCCACGCGGCGCGGCTCGCCCAGCCAGGCGGCGGCCACAGCATTCAAACCCAGCCAGACCTTTTGCCCCAGCGCGTCGCCCGTGCGGTACAGCCGCAGCCGCGCGCGGATGAGTTTTTGCTGCACGCGCAGTTCCTTGGACAATTCCCGCCGAGATTCAGATTCGGTGGCGCGGGCGGTTTTGCGCACCGCGCGACGCGCGGCAGCGCGCACCGCTTTCTGGCTTAAATGCAGTGCGCCTTTAACCTTGACGATGTCCGCCTGGGACATCTCAATGTGCAGATCCATCATGGTGGTGTTTCCCGCAAAACCAGCGTTGTAAACCCCGTTCCGTCCGGCTCCAGGCCGATGACGACAAATGTTTTGCCGGAGACGCGCACAGTGTTGCCCGGTGCGACGCCGCCCGCGTGCAGCAGGTCACCGTCGCGCAGCACCAACGTGGGTTCGACCACGCCCGTGCGCATGGCCCCCAGACGCGGATCAGTCCAGGGCGCAGAAAACATGCCGCGCACCGGCACGCCGTTGACCGTGGCCGCGTCAGACAGACGCGCAAACAGCACGCTGTCCATGCGGGCAACCTTGGCGCGAAAGTCCGGCATTATGGTTCCTGCCCGGCGTGTTCATACGCGCGTACCACCGCCTGATGGCGGGCGGCGCAGTCGGCGTATTGCAGCGCCAGTTCGATATGCGCGGCGGCCAGCGCGTCCCAGGAATCACTGTCAATCATCGGTATCAAAGGACACGGTGCGGCCAGGTTCACCGGCAGCGAGGGCCGCGTTAGCAGCGGCAAGGGCGGCGGCAAGCTGCTGCAGGCGGCCAGCGTCGATAAAGCAGCCGTCAGGCAAAGGGCGTTCGCGGATTTCATGGGTGTAGCGCTCGATGATGGCGGGGCGGGTTTTGGCAAGGGCGTCTATGCGCTCGGCCAATGCTGCCGATAAACCCGATAAGCGCCCGGATTCGCTGCGAAAGGCTTGCAACTCGGCTACCGCGTAGGCTTGGGTCTGCGCGGCCACGCCCGCGCGCCAGCGTGATTGCCCGTACAGGTACAGCGCGAGCGCCAGCAGCACGGCCAGCCCGACGCTGGCAGCAGCGCGGATGATTATTGCGCGGCCAAACATTGGGCAACCCTGGCCTCTTGCCGCGTCCAGACGCCTTTGCAGCCGCGCGGCCCCCAATGGGCGGGCAGACTGCAATCGCGCCCGCCCTGGAATCGCCAGCGCAACAGCGCCTCGCACGCTTGCCGGTACTGACCCGCCAGCAGGTGGCGGCGCATGGAAGATTTGCGCCAGTTGCCGATGCCGTACTGACCGACAAAATCAAGGTATACGTCGTATTCTTCCTGATACAGGGTCACGCCCGGCAAGCTATCTGCAAAGCGGCGTTCGTCCTCAGACATCAGCTTACGTGCCAGTTGCGCAGCACGCTGGCGGGTGATCGGGGGATCGACCAATGTGACCGGCGTGCCATCTTCATAGCGCGTACTGCCGTGGCCGATGGTGGGTACGTCGCCTTGGGTGGGGATGTGCGGGATCAACCATTCCTGCGCAATC